CATTATGCCTCGAGTCAGTGTTTCTAATCTCATTTCTTGACCTAAAATAGTAATCATTTGATTTCTATCTAAACCAATTGCATCTAAAACATCATCAGCAAATGATGCAGCTGCTCCTGCTGCTGCACCAATTAATCCAAGTCTTCTACCAAATGCTAATCCTATCAAGCCCCATAAACCGGCTAGATTTGCTGCTTCTGCAAATCTAGAAGCATTTTCTCTATCAGTACCTATTTCAAGTAATGCAGATTGTGTTATAGATCCTAAAGTAGCACCTATTACCGGTGCTATTACTGTAAAGAGAGCTGTTTTAAGAGGTGCTCTTAGAGCCGCTAATAAACTAGAACCAATTGCAGCTCCAGTGGCACCACCGACAGTACCTATTCCAAACAAAGCAGCTAAACTAGTAAGAAAACCAGCAGCTTTTTGATCTTCTGAAAATTTTATATCATTATTAAGTTTAGATGAATTTCTATTATAACTTTTTTGATCTTGTTCTACAGTAGTTTTTTCGGCTTTCGATAATTCAGAAATAGATTTTCTGATTCTGGCTTCTTCCATTTGTATTTCTAATGAAGCCCTTAATAATTGTGTTTGTTGTATGATATTTTCATTTATTGATTGAAACAAATTTTCAAATTTTTTCAAATCTAATCTTATAGATTTTATAGAATTTACACCAGTATTTCTTGTTAAATTGCCTTCTGTTTTAAGGCGATCGATAATTTTATTTTCTATTTCATCTTTCACTTTTGTTTCCTCTTTGATTCTTCGATTGATCGTATATATTGAATTAACATTTCAAAATAAAGATCTCTTTCATAAGGAATCAAATTTTCTATTTCTGATATTTGATATTTATGGTGCTGTGCCAACTGAAATATGATTTGATAATATATTGAAAGATTTATATGGCACAGCGTCAAATAAAAAAACTTTGCATTCCCTCTAAAACAAATGTCTTTTCGGTGCCATTCTTATTTTTGTATTTCATTTCATGTCTGAGTTTTGGCATAGTATCAAAAAATTCTTTTATTTTCAATAAAATTTCTCCACTAAGATTATCTAAAAATGAATCTATTTCTTCAGAACTATAATCAGAAAAATTGTACACTTCTTCTTTTGAAACGATTTTATCTAAACAAGATTTCAATATCTTATAAGAAAATAATGGATCGTTGTTTTTTTCACCTTCAACAAATTCAATAAATTGTTCTATAGTTGGATATTTTAAAATAAGAGTATACTCTTCATTTATTTTTATTTTGTTTGTATGATTTTCATATTTAGTTACTTTAACATCATTTAAATCTAATTCTAATATAACGGTTTCTTGAGTTTCTGGATCTTTAATTGCAAATTTTACATTATTATCAACAGATTTTGATCTTAAAAGTAAAAGAATATATTCTAAATCGAAAATTGCAAAATCTTCTATATTTGCATCAATAATACAATTATTTACAATCTGTTTCACAGAATTTATAGCCATTTTTAAATCTTTTGATTCTTGTGCGATAAGTAATATTTTTTCTTCCTTTACAGTAAAAGGTCTATAATAAATGGTTTTACCACTAGATGGAAGTTTTGTTTCAAAAATTGGCATATCTATTTTAGGTAGAGGCATATTATATTCTCCTTAAAATATTAAACTAATAGCATTAAAAGATTTTTTTTACTCGAGTAAATCTATCTATTGCATCTTGAATAGTTTTTGGAAGATTATTTTGTTTAATTAACTGTGATTTTCTTCCAACATTATTAATAAATTGAAGCAATCCATTGCCTCTTGCATCATCTGTTGAAGGATTACCTTCAGTTGCTCCAGCAACTCTTATACCAGAATATGAAAAATTTACTGTCATTGTAGCATATGAATTATTTTCATCCCATGAAACATTAATTGGACTTATTTGAGTTGGAAAGGCTTCAAGTAATGTATATTCATAATGAGTATTAAGATCTGTGCTATAAAATGATAAACGTAATGTAGAAACATAATCAGTTTTATATCCAATTTCATATGGAAGCTGACCATTCACTTGTGAAAATATTCCACGAGATACATCATAATTTATGATTTTTTGCATCCATTGATGAAAGAAATTCAAAACTCTATGTTGTGAATCTAACATAAATATCAAATTGATTTGATCTGGTACTAAAGAAATCGGAACTGAATAGGGTAAACCAAAACCATTAGGTTTATAGTCTTGTACTTGAATATTTAAACCAGGTAATATAGCAGATTGACAAAAGAAACGCAAATCAGATTGTGAAAAATTTGGAACTGTTATATTTGTGTTTCTTCCATTAAATGTAATATCGACAACAAAAAGATTTTTTCGAGCCAAACCTCCATATTTATCTATTCTCGATTTAAATTCTGATATGTTGAATGACACTATTGACCTCTTATGATTTTTCTAGAATCATTCCAAACTTTTGTTGGATTTGCACCGACAAACCGATGTGTTGGAAGAAAAAGAGCAATATCCCATTCAACTGGATTTATATAAATTAATTTACTAACAACATGAGTTGAAAGATAATGCTTAACTGTAGGTTTGAATTCTTTATATTTTGAAGCACTATTCAATATTCTATATGATACTTTTATTTTTGTAGTTTCATCAAATCGATCATTTGATACAATATCATAAAGAGCGTCCATTAATTTAGCTCTTAATTGTAAAGGAAGATAATGCATATTAATTCCAAGGAAACCTCCTTTTGCTTTATCTATTGGAAATATTAAAGGAAAACGGTCATAATATGGAAGTGTATCCTTGTGTTTTGGATTGTATAAAAACATGTACATATTTCCAATTCTAAATCGATTTTCATAACGATCTTTTGATTCTTTTATAAATGTTGTTTCATTTATATTTGATTTTTGTATTTGTCGAGCCTGATCACGATACCATTCTCTTGCTGCTTTTGTTCTTGCTGGAATTTGTCCAGATCTTATTCCTTTTAAGAGAATTTCATCAAAAATTTTGGCTGGCATTTATCGCAAACCTAATTCCTTTTCTGTGAAAACAATAAATTTCCATCCTCTTTCTTCGCAAAACTTTTTTGCTGATTCCCATTTTGCTTTATTTATACCATAAGTTTTGACTTCATTTAAATATTTTCTAGAAATTCTGCCAGAAGGAGTTGCATTTTTCTTTGATATATCAGGTGGTCTTGTTTGATTTTTTGGTTTAATTTCTATCATCAAAGTTTCAACGCTTCCATCTGGCAATTTTTTTCTTAATACAACATCTGGAAAATATCTATGTATTTTTCCATCTATTGGTGATGTATAAGGGACTGCAAATTCTTCTGAAGCCCACCATAAAACATCTGGATGTTCATCAATATATCTAAAAAATTTAAATTCCCACAAAGAACGATAAATAATTTTTGTTGGATCACCTTTATATTTTTCTGGATGTTTTGGGCGAAATCTACCTTTATATGACAAATTTACCTCTTTTGGTATCAATAAACATTGATAATTAAAAAAGCTACAAATTGCATTTTTGAATTTAAAATGATTCGTATTATTACTTTATTTGTTAATAAATAATCATGTCAATGTATTAATCATTTTTATTATTATCGTATAAATTAATTATATTAAAAAAATTAAATTCTAAAAAAAATAAACATTTAATTTTTCTTCTTTCTGTATTTTGATATAAATAAATTAAAAGTATTTATAAAGGATTTTAAATTGCCTGTATCAGATATTATAAGAAGAAATAGAAGAGAAACGATAGATCAAGTTTTGCAATTTCCAGAAAAACTTGGCGCTCATGCCATGTTAATGGTTTTTAAAAAATATACTTATCAACCTCCTGGAACAAGAAATTTAAATAGAGTTCGTTCTTCGACTTTTACAACTCAACAAATAAGAGGCACTGATAGTATATTATTACCATTGCCAATTAATATACAAGATAATTATCAAGTTCGTATGCAGCGTTTTGATCAAGGTATAACAGGAGAATTAGTATCTTCAGCTTCTGCTGCCATAGCTAATAGAACCGGTGATATTACACCAACACTTTCAGATTTTGGTGAAATTTTATCTAATGCACTTCCATTTCAAGATATAAATTTACAAGAAGCAATCGATAGTTTAAATTTTAATAATTTAGCAAGAGCTACTGCTTTTTTGGTAAGAAGATCTCTTAACAGAATATTACCTGATTCTTCTAGAAATATCGATGTTGGATTTGGTAATATTATAAATCCAAAAGCAGCTTTATATTTTGATGGTGTTGAAATGAAAAATCATACATTTAATTGGACATTCGCACCTTCATCAGAAACAGAATCTAGAATACTTAAAGATATAGGTACAATTATAAAGAAAAATATACTTCCTTCATATGGATCACTTGGAGATTTAAGTAGAATTCTTCTTAATTATCCTAGTACACTTGATATTTTCTTTTTGGGTGTAGATCAATCCTATTTTCTACATTATAAAACTTGCATGGTCCAACAATTTAATATAGATTTTACTCCACATGGGATTGCTCTTTTGAAGGGAGGTAAACCTGCTATGGTAAATATGTCTATGAATGTTATTGAAGCAGATATTCACACTTCAGAAGATTACGGTGGTATTGGTACTTCACAATCAGAAAATAATAGCGAAACTTCACAACAAATCCCCGACGATCCTAGAACAATGGGTTCTTAATAAGGTAACATAAACATGTCCGAATATTTTGAAAAATTTCCTCTTATTCACTATCAAAATACTCTTATAAGAGATATCACGCGCAGAGTGAATTTTATGAAAAATAGCATAATAAAGCCGTATGTATTTTTACCTTATACAGTTGAAGATGATATGAGACCAGAAGATGTTGCATATTATTATTATGGATCTACAGATTATACATGGCTGATTTATCTTGCAAATAATATAATAGATCCATATCATCAATGGCCACTTTCTCAAGAAAATTTCAATCGTTATCTTATTGAAAAATATGCAGCACAATCTGGAAAAACTGGATATGAAGTTGTCGATTGGTGTAAAAACGAAACTATAGACGAAAATATTGTCTATTATTATAAAGAGGTGAATTGATGAGTGACATGATTAAATTATCGCCCGATAGCTTTAAAACTTTATATCTAAGAAAAGAAGATAATATCATTCTTAGAACTGAAAGAGGAAGACGTATTATCATACAAAAAATAATTCCAGCTGAATGGATTCCATATAGAATTTATGATTATGAAGACGCAATTAATGAAAATAAAAGAAATATTCTTGTTGTCGATAAAAAATTTGTTTCACAAATTGAAAAGGAATTAAAAGAAAAGATAAGATGACAGATTCTTCAAAACGAATATTACCTGGCTATTACAAATTAATAACAGCTATTGTTTCATCATATGATAATCAGAAAAGAGCTGAAATAAGTAATCTTATTCATTCTTTTTCTATAGAAGAATCTCTTGATAATGATAGTATTAGAGGAATGGTTTCTCTTTATGATGCGGCTGGATTTCTTGAAAATTTTCCTATTAGAGGTGAAGAACATTTTGTTATGGAAATTGAAGATGCTTTAAATATCAAAAGAACATACCATTTTAATATTTACAAAGTAAATAATGTAAATGTTAAAAATAGTAACGACGGTCTTATATATGATATGTACTTTACATCAAAATGGAGATTTGAAGCAGGTAAACACAGAATTACATTATTTTTTGATAATCCAATACATGTAATTGCTTCTCTTATATTTGATCAATATTATCCAGAAGGTAAAAAATTGATTAAGGAAGAAACAGACGGCACATTTAGGTGTATCATTCCAAATTATACTCCTATGCAAGCCATGAACTTTTTAGCGTTAAGAGCTTATAGTCAAAGAAGTCCATCTTGCTCTTTTCGTTTTTTTGAAAACGCAAGTAATTTCTTTTTTGTTTCTGATGAATTTTTAATTAGAAAAGCACAAGAAAACCCTAATGAAATTAAAGAATTCACTTACAGCGATGCTTTAGAAAAATCTGGATCAGAATTTTATGAACAAATGAGAAATATTGTTACACTTGAAAACACAAATCGTATCAATACTATGTTAGATTTATATAGTGGTGCGTATACGAGTAAAGTGATCGAAATAGACTTAGTAAAAAAAGTAGTTGAAAATAAGTTATATCGCTATGATCGTAGTAGATATATTGCAATGTCTGGTCCTAATGCACAGGATGTTCATAGCGAACAATTTATAAATGATTATTTTACTGAAGAAAATGCAAGAACATATATAGTAGTGAAAGATTATTCTTCAGTTGGAGATATTCCAAGTAATATACGCAGTGAACAATATCTATCTGAAATAGTTCAAAATAGAATTGCTTATAGACATCACTTAAATAATACTGTTGTGCACGTAAAAATAAACGGAAGATTTGATTTGAAAGTAGGAGATGTTATAAGTCTTAAAATACCAAATTTCAGTGCTGCAGGAAGCAGAAAAGAAGAAAATAAACAACTTTCTGGAAAATATCTGTTAAATGATTGCAAAAATGTTTTTATAAATGATACACATCAAACTATGTTAAAACTCATAAAATATGATTGGAGCGATTAAATGGAAGAAACTGGCGTTGGTATAAAGGATCCCTTATTTTTTATTGGAGTGGTCGAAAATAATGTTGATCCTCGTTTAGAAGGTCGAGTTCAAGTAAGAGCATTTGGCGTTCATGGCACAGTTCAGCAGGTTCCTACAGAATATCTTCCATGGGCTACACTCATTTATGGTAGTTATGATCCGAATTCTCCTATTCCTCCATTGAATTCATGGGTTTTTGGTTTTTTTATTGATGGTAGAGATGCACAACAACCTATGATACTTGGACTTATTCCTACTCAAGCAACAGAATTAATAGAACCAGAAAGAACTGGATGGGGTGTCATACATCCACGAAATCATGATCGTCTTGCTCAAGGAAGTAGAGCCGTAGATTATGGTCAACCATCAAGATCACGATTGGCTCGAGGTGAGAATATAGAAGAAACTTATGTTCTTGCACAAGAAAGTTTAAGAGTTGTAAATATACCATCTGCAAATGGTGCTCCATCATGGGGAGAACCTCCTACTGCCTATAATGCTCAATATCCTTTTAATCGAGTAATTGAAACTGCAGCAGGACATTCAATAGAATTAGATGATACACCGGGTGCAGAACGTATTATGATATATCATCGTTCTGGTTCATATATACAAATAGATACAAGAGGAACCACAGTTCAAAGATCTCAATCTGATAGGTATGATATTACTTCAACAAATGCTCATATATATGTTGGTGGAAGAAGTTTGGTTACTATAAATGGTGATAGTTATGTGCGTGTTAATGGAAACAAAACTGAAGAAATCATAGGTGATTATATTCAAATAGTAAGAGGAAATCATATGATTTCTGTCGGCGGTCAACTTAATTTGAATGCAGGAGATGAAGTACAAGCAAGAGGTGCAAAAGTAAGACTTGAAGCAAATGTTGAAGGTATTAATGTAAAGTCAGCTAAAAATATCAACATACAATCCGATATGTCTATACATTCAAAAGCTGGAATTTCAATTTTTATAGATGCATCTGATTCTGCAAACATAAAAGCTGGAAACAATATATTTGCTCAAGCCGGAGCCGCTTTTAATGCAAAATCTGAAACAATGTATTTGAATTCTTCTGGTGCGCTGGATCTAAAAGGCGGTCATGTAAAACTTGGCGGAGGTACTAAAGTAAGTATTAATGCATCAATAGTTGCAATTGATGATATAGTTCAACTTGCAAGCGGACAAGCAATGGCTCCTCAAGGTGCTGCAGATGCGTCTGAAGCAGAAGGTGCTCAGAGCGCAGAAATGCCAGAACCGGCAGAAAGATCTACTAGCGCAACACGTCATACTAATAGATCATCAATGGGAAGTGTTGGATATGCTTCAACAGATGATGGTCAACAGCAAGGTGGTTCTGGCGGTGAAGGAAATCAGACAAATGGAAGATACAGGATTGATCCTCAAACAGGAATAATTAGTGCAGCTGTTACTCAAGGTGCAATAAGACCGTTACTCGATCTTATTGCAAGAGCAGAAGGAGCTGGATATGATACTGTATATGGAGGATATAGAATTAGACCAGAAAAACCAATTACTACAATGACTATAAGTGAATTAATGGATTGGCAATATAGAAATGTTCAAGCCGGAGCTTATAGTTCTGCTGCTGGAAGATATCAGGCAATGCGCGCAACTATTAAAGACGTTGTTGATTCTGGAGTATTATCATTAAATGATATATTTTCTCCCGAAACTCAAGATAAATTTGCTATAAATCGTCTTGTATATAGAGGAATTAACTCTTTCTTAAATGGCTCGTTATCAATAGAAAATTTTGGTAATAATCTTTCAATGGAATGGGCTGCTCTTCCAGTGGTTGTTGATATTTATAGACGTGAAGGAAATCGATTAGTTCTTATAAGACGTGCAGGATATAGTTATTATGCATCAGATGGTGTAAATAAATCTCGTGTTCAAATAGATGAAGTCTTAACAGTTCTTCGTGAACTTAAAGAAGCAGTAGATTCTGGTCAAGGTTTAGTAAATCAAAATGAAACAACTCCATATAGAGGCCCTCAATAAAGAGAAAGTAAAATGACAGATATTTGTAAACCAGAACAAAATAGTAGTATTCGACCTATTACATCTGTAACACAAAGTCCAGATGGAAGATACACTTTAGATAGTATAAATTCACTTATAACAAATTTTGAAAATACTATTGTATCTACAGCTTTTTCAGAAAATCCATTAAATATACTTATTTCAACATATGGAAGTGAAACAGTCTATCAATCATTGGAAGCACTGAATTCAATGTTGATAAGAATAGCTGCTCCAATTTTACCAAATTATCCAATGATCAATAATCGTATAGAATCTGGATTGCCGATAACACCAGTAGAATATACTGAATTTATTACACAATTTTTATATACTCCTATCTCATTGAATAGAGAAATATCAACAGATTATGTAAGAGTAGTTTCTCAATTAGATCAATTTTTTACTCGAAATTTTACACAAAGTTCTATGGGTTCTTTCTGCGCTTTAGCTCCAAATATATTTGGAGCATTACAGGGGTTTTTTGATACTTTAGAAAAATTTAAAGACATTATAAATAAAATACAAAATTTCAATGTAGCAAATTTGCTTGAGCAATTAAAACAAAATATTTTGCGCACATTAGATCAAATAATTCAAAAATTAAAAAATGCAATAGAAAACTTTTCAATTTCAAATATAATTGGTAATTTTCAAACTTTTGTAAATGAAAATATCTTAGCAAGAGTACACGAACTTCAAACATTAGCATTGAACTTTTTTTCTGAAGAAAACATACAAAATTTAAGAAATAGAATAGAAGGATTGATTAATTATGCGATCAGTTTATTTAGAAATCCTTCTTTAGATGAAATTTTATATCTTATCTATAGATTTTGTGGATTTATGGGAAATTTAGAAGAAGGACTTAATGCAGTAAGACAGCCTTTAGATGATTTTTCTAGAAATTATCAAAGAGCAAGAACTGTTATAGAAGCAACATCTGGAATGAATACTGCAAGAGCAGTTTCAGAAGGTGCAATACGTTATGATAGACCTCAAAGAGAATCAGGTATTCGACACGGCACTGCAGCAGAAACTGCAGCTGGAAATCCTCCTCCTTTACATCCAGGACGCGACGATGATATTGTACCTTGGAATAATGGTCAAGGTGATTCAAGAATTACTTTTAGAGTTTCTAGAGAAGCTTGGGATAGAGTAGTGCGTGATGTAAAAATAAAAATAGTTGATGTTCAAAAAGAATTTGGAAAAAGACTTATAATTATAAGTGCATATAGAAGTGAACAAGAACAAAGACAGGTATGGATAGATCATGCAATCAAGAATAATCTTGTTCCTAGATATAGTAGAGAAGATGGTGGAGAGGAAAGATCAAGAGCGGAAGCAGGTGCTCTTCTTACAGATCTTATGAGAAGAGGAGTTCGAAATCCATTAAATGAAATTGCTGCTTATCCAGGAAATTCTGCACATCAACTGGGTACTGCTCTTGATGTAAATTGGCGAGGAGGTCCAGGAAACAACCCAGGAATACATAATAGAAATGAAGGAGAAGAATTTATTAGAATAGCAATATCAAAGGGTTTCAATGGAATTGGGCGTTATGGTCTTGGTGATTATAAAATCATTCATGTTGATACGTCGTCAAACCGTACTTGGGGAAGATGGTAGTATCTTTAATCACTCCACTTAAAAGAAAAATATCTCTTTACTCAGATTTTCATAAAGATCTGACAGTAAATCCTATTTCACTAGATTTAGCAGTAAAAAGAGATGAAGAAGCAGTACGCGAATCGATTAAAAATCTAATATTGACAAATAAAGGTGAAAGACTATTTCAACCTCTTCTTGGAGGAAATATTACAGCACAGCTCTTCGAAAATATTACACCAGCAACCATTAAATTAATTCAAGAACAAGTAAAAAATACAATTACTCAATATGAACCAAGAGCCGAACTTATAGACGTGATAGTTCAATCTTCAATAGATAATAACAAAGTTGAAATTACAATACATTTTTATGTCAGTAACGTAGAGCAACCCGTAACTGTCACTGTATTTTTAGAGAGAACACGATAATGTCAAACAACATATTACCAATAACAGAATTAGATTTCTTTGCTATAAAACAACAACTAAAAAATTACTTAAAAACGCAGACAAAGTTTAAAGATTATGACTATGAAGGATCGAATATGTCTGTTCTTTTAGATGTGTTATCTTATAATACATTTCAGAATAATTTTTATACTAACATGGCAATCAATGAAATGTTTCTTGATTCTGCTCAATTAAAAAGTTCTGTAGTTTCACACGCAAAAGAGCTGAATTATATTCCAAGATCTAATGTGTCACCAAAAGCTATAGTTCGTGTTACAATTAAAGATAGTAATACTGATGGGTTGACCATTCTTATACCAAAATTTTCAAGATTTTCTTCTCAATATCAAGGTCAAACATTTACATTCGTAACAGATAAAAGTTATCTCGCATATAAAATTTCACCAGGAACATTTGTTGCAGATAATGTTGAAATTTATGAAGGAGAAATATTAGAAGGATTTCAAAAAGACGGTTTTATATTTTCAGAAGAAGATAATGTTCAAAGTTTCAAATGTGTTCTTCAAAATGAAAATGTAGACATAAGTTCAATAAGAGTTTTTTCTGATGATGATACTGAAGAATATGTCTTTAGAAAAGATATTTATGGTGTAGAAAAAAATGATCTCGTATTCTATGTAGAACCATATTTTGATGACAAATATGCTGTTGTTTTTGGAGGTAATGTATACGGTAAGCAACCACCAGCAGATATAGATATAAAGATTTCTTATAGAGTTACGAATGGTCCAGCCGCAAATGGAGCAAGTCGTTTTAGTGCAAATTTTAGAAATAATGTAATTGTAGAAACTATTTCTCCTGCTTCGGGTGGACAATTGAGAGAAACTTTAGAAAGTATCAAATTTTTTGCACCAAAGTCAATACAAATTCAAGAAAGAGCTGTTACATCAAGAGATTATGAAATTTTACTTAAACAAAGATATCCTGAAATAAAAGCTGTTTCTGTTTTTGGCGGTGATGAATTAGATCCACCAAAATATGGAAAAGTTGCTATATCAATCAGTCTTGATTCTGATCAAAAAATATCTACGGCACTTAAGAATGATATATTACAATATCTTTCTGATAAAACACCGCTTACAATACGACCTATTTTTATAGATGCTGAATATCTTTATGCTCAAATAGATTTAGATGTAAATTATACTCTTAAAGTGACAAGTAAATCACAAAGTCAATTAGAGCAAAATATAAGAAATGCTATAAAAGATTTTGCAGATAAAAATCTTAATAATTTTGGTTCAGTTCTTAGACATTCTAGACTTTCAACCGTCATTGATAGTACTGATATTAGTATTTTAAGTAACATGCTTGTAATAAAACCCTATATTAAGTATGTACCTCCTTTAAGAATGAAGCAAAATGAAAAATTCAATTTTGGTGCTGAACTTAAAAAACCTTATAATAAAGTAATTTCTTCAGATTCATTTGATTTTGAACCAGCAATAAAAAGTACTGTATTTAATTATAAAGGAGTATGTTGCTTCTTTAGAGATGATGGAAATGGAAATATTCAAATTGTTTCTCAAGATAAGGTCAATTTTGATATAATTAAACCAAACATAGGTACAGTAGATTATAGAACGGGCTTAGTAAGACTTTCTAATTTTATTGTTGATGCTTATCCTGAAAATGGAATAAAAGTATTAGCTAATATGAAGAACGTGGATATTATTGCTCCAAAAAATAGAGTCTTCTTATTGAAAGATGAAGATGTGTCGATCAGATTAATAGAAGAGTCAGAATAATGCTAGTAGAAAAATATATTTCTTATCAAATTGAAAGACAATTTCCCGCTCTCTATCGTGAACACGGTAGAGAATTAGTAGATTTTGTAAAGTCTTATTATGATTTTCTTGAAAGAAGTCCAAATCAAAGTACATATAATTCAAGAAGACTTTTTGAATATAGAGATATTGATAATACACTTGATCAATTACTAGTGTTTTTCAAAAACAAATTTATGAATGATCTTCCTTATAATGAAGAAACCGTAAGAATGACTATTAAAAGAATTTTAAGTCTATATAGAAGAAAGGGAAATAAAGAAAGCATAGAACTTTTCTTTAAAATGTTCTATGATGAAAAAGTGAAGATATACTATCCTTCTACTGCTATACTTAAACCATCAGATTCTAAATGGGAAACACAAAAATATATTCAATTATTTCCAGCATCTCCTTTTGTATTTCGTGATATAATCAATCAAAGAATTTTTGGAACGATTTCAAAAGCAGAAGCAATTGTAGAAAAAGCGTTTTTCATGATAATAAATGGTACTTTCATACCTATAATTTTCATCAATTCAATTGAAGGTAAATTTGTTGGATTTGATACTATTACATATAAAGATGATGTGACAAAAGAAATTGGAGTTGTATATGGATCTATGGATTCATTAGAAATCATAAATGATGCATCATTTGTGCCAACAACTGGTCATAATGTCGGTGATATTCTTACAATACAAAGTGATTATGGATTTGGTGGTAAGGTTTTAGTAAGTGGAGTTACAAAAACTTTTAGTGGTGAAGTAAGATATATCATAGAAGATGGTGGTTGGGGTTATTCAAAAGAACATACTCGTTTACTTGTATCTAATCAAATATTAGTATTGAATAATCCACGTATATTTAATACATTTGATACTCTTGTAGATCAATTTGGTAATTCTGGAATTGTAATAGGTCAAAAACAAAATATTTTAGGAGTGCGTCTTAATCCTGGAAAAGAATTCACGACCTCAAGTATAATTAGAGATGCAAATAATAATATAGTTTCATATTCTGAAATTGTACCTAAAAACGATACATCTCCAGGACCTCTTTTGCAAGAAGCATCAAACAATCAAATAAATATAGCTGTATCCGTAGATGAATTAGATGATACTCAAATATTGACTACAATTAATGATCTCATTTCTGATTTTTTGAATGTGCCACTTAATGCATCAAATTATAATAACCCACCAGCTCTAAAACCAATGTCGGGATCTGTTAATCCGGTAAATATCAATACAGCTTTAAAAGATGCATTTTCTTTAGATGAGCTTACAATCGGAAGAATAGTAAGTTTTAAAAATATCAATCCAGGTTACAATTATATAAATGACGTGTTTGCAATAGCTTATGATCCAATAGTTGCTAATATTTTACGATATGATCAAATTGTTACGTTTGATGGCTCAAATACTTTATTTAATATCGGTGATATAATAGAGCAAGGTGCTACAAAAGCAAAAATATTACATATTTCTGGAAACAATCTTTTTGTAAGACCTTATAGCATAATTGGAATATTGCCTGGTCTTACATTTACTCATAAAGGATCTTTATACAATATATTGAATGTTACGACAGATTATTCTTCAAAGGTTGCCGGAAATAATGCAAAAATAACTACAATAACAAATTTTGCATCAGGAAAAATTACAAATGTAAAAGTTATCAATTCTGGATATGGTTATTTACACGGAAGTGTTGTGACACTTTTAGATAAAACAAATAAACCAGCCGCAAAAGCTAAAATTTCTGCAAGAGGACAGGGTGAAACTGAAGGCTCTTGGATTTCTTATAATTCTCATATAGGAACAAAATATGGCAAAGTAATTCAAGATAGTTATTATTATCAAGATTATTCATATGAAATTAGATCAAAAATTGGAATAAATATATATGAAAAAACTTATAAAGACATAGTTCATGTATCAGGAACAAAAATTTTTGGAAAATTTGACTTTGAAGATGTTATTGAAGAAAACACAAGAATAGGTTTAACTATAGAAGATTAAAAGGTAAGAATAAATGAGACCTATATTAAATGAATATAAAACTAATGTGGTTAGACTTTTTTTGAATGATGTGTCTGTTAATAATTATTATCTGTTTGCATCTACAATAGATTCAGAAATTATTTTGAAAAATACTGTAGCTGATAAAAAGGAATTTCTAAATAAAACATTATTTGGAAAAATAATAGATCCTTCAGAAACGTTTTTGATGATTAAAAACTATCCTTGGCAGCCCGGTAAAATTTTTGAACAATATGATGATACAGTAGATTTGACAAATAAAATGTTTTATACAGTTGTATATCCTGAAAATAGTAATACGGGTTCTTATTTAGTATTCAAATGTTTATTCAACAATTATGGACAAACTTCTGAAGTTGCTCCTTTTTATGAACCCGGTAACGGAGATCAAATTTATAATACTGCTGATGGATATGTATGGAAATTTATGTATTCAATTTCTGTTAAAGATTTTGATCAATACAACACGCTTGGATATATTCCAATTATAGAAGAAAATGCGCCTTCAATATCTGATTTTAAATCCATTTCACATATTCAAGTTGAAAATCCAGATTTAAATTATGGTTATGATGCACCAAAGGGT